CCTGATTCTTCTATACTTGGATGGGTCTGAAATATTTCTACTGATGAAATTGTATTCAATCATCAATGCTGGATAATAAGAAGCCACGTCAATACTTAAAAAATAACCTTCACCATGATATTTATTTATTGCACCATGCAGTCCACCCCAAGCAAATGTATGTGGTACACCGGCAATATTAATATTTAATTCTTTTTTGTAATCCCTGTTTAATGGGTTCTTGTACCAGTTTAGAACTTCTTTATATTTTTGAATTCTTAATGTATCAGGGAATTCAATATCAAATTCATCATTATGGTTCTTTTTTGATGCACCAAGAATTATTGCTGCAAGTTGTGCTTTAGTCTTTGATATATAAGCTAATGGAAGCTTGAAAGCTTTAATTAATGATAAATGACTTTCAAATTCTTCTTTTCTTTGGATAAATACTTCAATTGTTTGTTCCACATCATGCCGGCAATATTTAATAGTTTCTTCAATTTCTTCAGGTGTAAGTTTTCTATCAATATCAAATGAAACTGAACTTTCTTTAATGTTATTCCCCATAAACCCTTCAAGCTGTTTTAAACCATGAAAACTGGTCATGATGTCATAGTTATTCAAAGGAATTTTGGCTAATAAACTTGAAAACTTCCACCCTGGTTTTCCTTGAACAATGATGTAATCATTTATTTTCTTTGCATCAAAACCACATAACAAAGCTTTCAAAATATATTGGTCATAAGTTCTTGAATTGTATCCAACCCAAATATCATGTTTATTATCTTCATAAACTTCTTGAAGCTTTTCCACATCATTAACAATTACATATTCTTTTTTGTTAGTAACATCAATAATTACAACTAACCAATCATATTTGAAAACTTCAAAGTCATAAAATAACACTTTATCACTTCCTTTCCATATAGGTTGAAGTGTGGGGAAATTGGGGATGTAAATTTAATTACATCCCCACCATGCATTAATTACTCAACTTCCCAAACATCAGTGATTTCATAAGTGCTGAAACCTTTTTTACCTTCACCGTATTTCAAACCATATTCAAGCCTTCCATCAATTGCTTCATGAATATCCATAAGAAGCTGACCATACTGTTTGTACGTTTTAAATTCAACTTCCAATCCTGAATCCAGGCTTCTTAAAAACTCATTGACAATGTGAATTTGAAAGCCTTTAGTAATAACCTGATTCATGAAAATCATGCTGCCTTTGTACTCACCAGCAAGAACTTTCATCCAGCAGCTAACCATTGGGTCACCAGCTTTTGATTCAACCAGTTCCAACTTTTCAATCTTTACTTCATATTCTCCATGAGGAACTTCCCTGAAATTAGAACCATTTTCTGCTGCTTCCTCAACATCCTTTGCTAAACTTTCAACATCAATAGCCTTATCGAATTTATCCCAAATATTTGACATAATACAATCACCTTATCCTTTCTTATTTTTTTTTTAAATTTGGTTTGTAATTTGTGTTTCCATTCGGTCAAGCACTTTATAAATTTTTCTTCTGTCAATCCTCTGTTGTTGTAACAGCTTTTTCAATTCTTCAATGTTGTCCAATAAATCATTGAAGCAAGCTGTGTTGCTTTCAAGGGAAGCTTCATAAGCTTCAAGGTCAGTATCAACCTTTGCTTTGGTGTAATCAGCTTCTTTGATGATTTCAATTAACTTCTGTTCAGCATCACTGCCAAGCTTTTCATATATAAGCCTTTGAAAGTCATCCCTTGAAAATATAACTTCCATTGAACCATCAGGTAAGTATAAAGTATCTGCCATTATTCACCCCTTCTTTTCCTTGTTTTTCTTTCAGGTCTTGGTTCTTCAGTTTTGGTTGATGCAGGTTCAGTTTCTTGAACTTTTTGGGTAAAAGAATCCGCTTGTTCAGTTTCTTCAATTTTTTTAGGTTCTTCAGTTGTGTTCTTATGAACTTTACCTTCATCTTCTGAAGTTTCTTTTACTACATTCAGGTTGGCTTCTTCATATACTTTCATTAATTCATCATAATCCAGTGGTATATCTGTTGATGAAACATTAAGTCTTCCACCGCCAAAGATAACTTCATTGGTTTTAAAAGATAATGTTCTTTCATTGCCATCAGCAACAACCCTTGCTACAATATCAACCATACCGGCAACTTTGGTTGCAACTTTGTCCTGAAGGTTTGGTTTAATAGAAGTAATCTTATCACCGGTTTTTTTGGTAATATCCTTGGTTCTATCTTCATGAGATATTAAGATGAAATTTTCATAATCCAGGTTCAACAATCGTTTTAATGTTGATAAGAATTCAGTTCTTACCATATCCCAGGCTTTGAAAGAATCATCTGATTCATGAGAAATTCCTTCACGTTCATAGATGTAATATCTGCAATGTTCATAAATATCTTCCAGCAGGTCAACAACTATTGTTTTGAAATCGTTCTGCTTCTTTTCAAGTTCTGCAATTACTTCTTTAAACACATCCCATGCAAGGGTTCTTTTTGTTTGCCTTCCTTCAACTTTTACCTGGTCTTTAATTGAAATATAAGGTGCATCAACAAACTTGATGTTTCCATCAGTATTTAACATCAATGGGTCAGGGAATTTATTTGCCAGAAAAGTCTTACCACTGAATGGTGCACCGTAAAGCCATATCACTTTTTTATTGATTTTTTCAATGTTCCTTCTTTCATTTTTAGGTAATAACATATAATCCACTCCTTTTTCACAATAATCTTGGTATTCACACCAGTTGCATAAATAACTTGGTTCTTTTTCAAATTCTTTGGTTTCAAGTATCTTTTTGACACCTGAATAAAATTCAATAACTTTGCTTGCATCAAATTGAACCTGAACAACTTTGACTTCAGATTTTTCAAGTTCTTCCCTGATTCGCTTCCTGAAGCTTATAATATCTTCTGATTTTTTCTGTTTGATGTTCACCTTTGGAATGAACACGAAGTTCAGGTTGCGAACCTTTTTCTTATACTGCTTTTCAAAGAAGTATTTGTATAGGTGAAGTTGGTCAGATTCAAGATAACTTCTGACATTGTTTGTGTATTTGAAGTCATATATGTCATAAGTTCCATCATCATTTTTTGAATTCAAGTCAATGAATCCAATGAAATCTGAATCAGCCACTGTTAGTTCATATTCCCCATCAGGAAGAACTTCCTGAACCTTTGGAATTAAATATTCCAGCTTAATAACTTCATTGATATGTTCATCATCAATAATTGGAAAGCTGTCATAATAAGCCTGAACCCCAGCCGCAACACCTTCTTCAATTCCTGTGTGTAAAGCAGTTCCAAGTACCAAAGCATTGTTCGCATCAGTTGGTGCTATGGTTTTAATTCCGTCAATATAACGCAGCTTGTACTTGAATTTGCAGCTTTCAAAGCAGTCAAGCCTTGAATGTGAATATTGCATCCCATCACCCCTTTCACTATGTTCTTGAACTGTTCAAACCCTTCAGGATAAAGGATTATTCCAATTCCATTTGCTTCATTGGTTACTTTGATGTTGTATTCCTGAAGTTCAGTTGGTTTGCCATTAGAAGCCTTCAGTTCAACTTCAACATAGATTCCATTGATACAACATATCAAGTCAGGAATTCCAGCTTTTTGAAAACCACCACCCCAAATTTTAATAAATTTAATTGGATAACCTTCTTGTTTCAGTTGATGTAACCAACCTTTAACCTTGTTTTCAAACTGTTTTTCTGCTGCCATTACTTTACAACAACCTTCACATAAGCTGATTTCTTTGAAACCTTGGAACATTCTTCAGCAATATCAGGATATTTCTTTTTTAACTTGACTGAATCAATGCTGGTTTGGGTTGTTTCAGCAACATAAGTAATGCCCAGGATGTCACTTTCAAATTTCTTGATATTGCACTTTTCCATAGCATCTTTCAATTTGGCTTTTAATTCAGCTTCCTGTTCTTCGAGCTTCTTTTTTGTGGTAATAATATCAGCTATTTGTTTAAGCACTGCCATTTGTCCTTGTTTGAATACTTGAAGTCCAGTTTCTTCTTCAGCATCTTGCATAATGGAATCACCACATTCAGAAGGATTTAATTGGCAAGCTTCTTCACAATTTTCTTTCAGGTCACATTCAAAACAACAACCTTCAAATTGACCTGTGGGACAAGCATCGTTACATTTAATCATTTTTGAAAACCCCTTTCAAATATACTTTTCTATGCTGAAGCCCAAATTCCAGGGCATCATCATGACTTAAAAAATAGATGTCAATAATCTTGTTGTCATATTTTTCAGCAACCCAGCTTGCAGTTGTATCCTGAACCACATATTCACCCAAGCCTTCAATGTAAAGGGTTGTTCCAAACTCAAACCCTGGTGCAGCTATTGAATAACCTTCCTGAAGTTCAATCCCAGCAGCACCATAAACAATTCCACCTGGTCTGTTCTTTGCCCATATTCCACAACAGATTTCACATGGGCAATATGCTGTGATGGTGTATTCTCCAAGCAGTTCCATCACTGGTTCTTCAACAACTGGTTCTGTTGGTGTAGGGGTTGCAGTTGGTTCAGTTTCTTGAACTTTTTGGGTATAAAAAACCGCTTCTGTAGCATCAGCAGCCTTATCTTTTAGGATAAGAACTGTTATGGATGCAGTAAGTGATGATGTAATAATCAGGCTGATAATCCAGGTTGTTAAAAGTCTTTTATAATTTATCCTCATAGGTTTTGAATAGTTCATCATATCACCTTCTTTCTTGGCTTACTATGTGCTTTTGTTGTAAATGCTTTTTCAATATCCCAACCATAAGCATGGATTCTATTTGACAATACATATCTTGGAATACCAAGTATTTTTGACCATTCGGTTAAATTATGAATTTCACCATTAAATTCAATTAAATTACACTGTCTTGAATTATTAACTTGGATTGTATTTGTCACCCATCTACAATTTGAAGGTTCATAATCACCATTATTATTAATCCTATCGATTGTTAAATGTTCTTGGTATCCATGTTTTATTGACCAATCATAAAATGCTTGAAAATCATTTAACCATTCATTACAAATTGTTATCCCTCTACCACCATAGTCTTTAAATCTTACAAAGTTAGGATTATAACATCTTGTTTTCATAGCTTGCCAAATCCTATATAATCTCGTTCTTTTTAATCCATGTTTATAATTCATCTTAACCCCCTTTCATAATTTTCAAAGAGAAAATCTGTATAATCCTTTCTCATTTTTAAATTTTGAAGAATATCTTCTTCAACACTGTTTTTACATATCATGTAGTAATAAAAGCACCGCTTGGTTTGCCCAATCCTATGTATTCGCTTCTTACTTTGTTCAAATAAATCACTGCTTTCAGGAAGGGTGAAATAAATAATCTTGTTAGCTTTTTGAAAGTTTAATCCCATAGCCCCAGCTTGATATTGAACAAAGGTAATGGAATTATCATATTTTTCATAGCAATTAAGATGCTGACCTGTTCCATTAACATAGGAAATGGGTCTAATTCCATCAAGCATTTTCCGCAAAGTATCAACTTCATCATTAAAGTTATAAAATACAATTAGTCTATCATCTGTTGAATTAATTAAATCCATAAAAGCTTCCAGTTTGTCCTTATTGTAGTGACCACAAAGCATTCTTGCATAAAGTCTTTTTGTAAGTGCAGTATCACCAACCATTTCTTTTCCATTGATGGTGATAATTCTTTTTTTCATGAATTGCCTATACTCTTTTGATGTATTGACCATTACATCAATGAAAATTTGTTCAGGAAGGTCAACCACTTCTTCTGACTTCATGAAGATTGCCCCATGTTGTGCCAGCTTCATTTTTAACCTGTCAACATTCTTATAGCCAATAACATTCTTTCTGAAGAAACCGCCTTCTTCTTCAACCCATTCGGTTTCAATGTAATGCTTCCAATAAAGGTCTTTGCTGATATTCCATCCAAGAAGGTGAAGTTGTGACCATAGATTTTCATACTTACCTGCTGTTGGTGTTCCTGAAAGAAGAATCACATTGTCAGGCTGCATTTTCAGAATAAACTTTGACCGCTTGGCTGTTTCATTCTGTATCATAGATGATTCATCAAGCATCAGGGTAAAATTGCTTAAATTAAGTAGTTCTTTTCTTCTGAAGGTTAATTCATAGTTGATAACTCCAATAACCGGATAACCATGTGATACATAACTAAAGAAGCTTTCAAAACCTTTCTTTTCAGTCAAATTACAGATTGCAATGTTAAAATAATAGGTTTTGAAATGTTCAATCCAATCATCAACTTTTGATTTTTGGCATATAACCAGATTCACTTTACTATTTAATTCCTTCAACTTTTCACTTCCAACAAAGGTTTTACCAAGTCCCATATCCAGGTAATAAGCAACCCTGTTGAAGTTTTTGGTTTCATCAAGTGCTTTTTGCTGGTGTGGTAATAGCTGAATTTTATTCATTTTTTACGCACACCAACCTTTTTAAAGTTTACTTTATGACCAAACCTTTCAAGTGCTTCCGCAAGAATTTCTTCCCCTTGTTCATATAAGTCACCATAATATATAAGGCTACCAGCAATATCTAAAATTTTTTTATATCCACATAGCCCACCAACACCAAATGTTGCTTCATCCAGTTTTGATAAGTCAAAATCTTTATCAATAAATTTAGCACCATCAAAGCATCTTTCAATTACATCATTTGGAAGTGTTTCAAGTATATTTTTCATTTCATCAACTTTTGAAAGAAGGTATTTTCTATATAGTTTTAAAAATAATTCTGCATCTTGTTCGGTAACTGCTTTATATCTTGCCATTAAATCACCACCATTCATTTATGAATTTTCATTACCAATTGCATCTAATTTCTTAACTTCATATGGGTTTGTCAGGTCATATCCTTCATATTTTTCAAGGAATTCTAATAGGGTTGTTCTTCTTATTTTCATACTGCCTAATTTAAGTACCTGAAGATGCCCAGCTTTTATTAGTTCATACACATAAGCAGGATTGGTTTTAATAAGCTTTGCAACTTCTGATACTGTATAAAGAACATCTTCCATATACTCACTCCCCCCTATTTATTTAGTTCAATTTCTTGAACTTCCAGGGTAAAAAAATATGCAGGAATATCTTCTTTTGCAATTTTAAGAAGTTCAACAGCTTTATCAATTTCCTTTTGAGTAAATTCAACGTTGTTGTTTAGCTTAGCAGAAAGGGAAGTGCTTGATATACCCATTGCTTCAGCAAATGCACTTTGAGTTCTGAAGATTTCCCTGATTTTACCCCTTAATTTGCTGTAATTAAAAGCCATAATTTCACCACCTTTACTTTATTCTTGTAATTCAAAATGAAGTTCACAATCGGCACACATAACATTTATTTCTTTAGTTGCCCTTATAATCGTACCACACCCAGGACAAACATATTTCTTACCTGAAGAACCAGATGATTTCACTTTAGGAATTTTGCTTCTATAAAGTGTGAAAGCTTGTCCATCAAGACTTTTAACATACTGTAAAGCATCATCATTTAATGAAGTAATACACCAACCATATTTTGCATCTTTTTCAACTATAAGACCATGTTCTTCAGCAGTTTGTTTAAATTTCCTATTATGATATAAACCGCTTCTTGATGTATCCTGAACACCATTTAAAAGATTCATCAAATGAACCATTTCATGAATCAATGTAGAACAGATTTCTTCAAAAGGTCTATTCAAGTGTTCAGCACACATATTAATTTCATAATAGCCATCAGAATTAGCATCTTCTTTCCAAGCCTTGTAACTGGTACACCAACCATAAGCACCCCTGGTTGTATCAGGTGATACCGTTATAACTGGTTTTTCAAGCTTACCATTAAAGAACCGCTTGTTGAAATTTAAAAATAAATTTTCAAGTTGTCCAATGACTTCCTGTAAACTTACGTTTGACATTGTTTCACCACCTTTCTTCACAAATTTTATAACCAGATTATTACAACATGGGGATTGTTCCATGCCTTTTACTGGTCTATATTTAGTTTTCAAGGTACAGTATTTCAATCCCTCATAGGTAGACTAAAAACTTACTTTTATCATCACTTTTTTCACATTTCCCTTGCCCAGGGATAATTTCTTTTGATATATTCTTCATCCATATACCTTGCATAAGTTACAAAGTCATTATCATCAATTTCTTCATAAACCCATTTATAAGGAACTGTTGCAGCTTCTTTTCCAAAAGTTATTGCTTCCATATCAAGCACTTTTGAAATTTGAATTGACGTTGCATCATATTTGAATGATTTTTGACTAACTACATATAATTCAGGTCTGCTTCCATCATTGAAAACAAATTGTTGTTTCATCATATCCAATCCACTTCCTTTCCTTGAACTTTTAGTTCAACTTCTTGAACTACCTTTATGATACACCTTATAAAAAAGTTTGTCAAGAAAATTTTTCAGTTTCCTTAACTTTTTTTGAAAAATAGTTATAATTTCTTGAACTTTAGTGTATAATATGATATAGAAGGAAGGTGTTGATGAATGAAAGATTCTTTTGCAAACCGAATGAGAAAAGCTATGGAAATAAGAAATATGACGCAAGCTGACCTGGTTAAAAAAACTGGTCTTCCAAAATCAGCTATAAGTCAATATTATTCAGGTAAATATGAGCCAAAGCAAAAAGGAATATATTTAATTGCCAAAGCTTTGAATGTAAATGAAGCCTGGTTAATGGGTTATGATGTTCCAATGGAAAGAACTGATAGTGAATATCCTGATAATATTTTAAAGATTGAAACAAAAAAGTTCCCGTTATTAGGAACTATTGCTGCTGGAGAACCAATATTTGCCGAAGAACAATTTGAATCCTATGTTGAAGCAGGTGCTAATATTCGTGCTGATTTTTGCTTAAAAGTTAAAGGTGATAGCATGATAAATGCCAGAATTTGTGATGGTGACATTGTTTTTATTAGAAAGCAACCTGATGTTAATGATGGTGAAATTGCTGCTGTTTTAATTGGAAATGAAGCAACTCTTAAAAGAGTTTACAAAAAGAAAAATGAAATTATATTGGTTGCAGAAAATCCAGCATATCCACCACTGGTTTATAAAAATGAAGAACTTAGTGAAGTAAGAATTTTAGGGAAAGCCATTGCTTTTCAAAGTGATGTTATTTAATAGAAAGGAAAGGTGTTTTATCATGTTTGGAAAGAAAAAAGAATCTAATCAATTAACAGTTATGTATTATGAAGGCTTACAGGGTTTTATTCAAGATTTTCCTTGCATAATTACTTTTGAAGATGATGCAATCATCATTCGTAAAACAAAACCTGATTTAACTGTAACATTGCCAATTAACCAGGTTATATCTATTGATGCAATGCCAGAACAAAATTTCTTGGTTCAGTATCATAATACAACTGGAACAACCAGTAAGGTTGGAACAAAATTTTATTATGTTATTAAATATACATCATCCGTAGATGAACAAAAACACATTGCTTTTTGGGATGTTAGTGCTAAAACAATGAAACAAATTTTGAATTTAAGAGAAGAAATAATGGCAAAAGTTGCACCTTCTTCTTATACTCTTTAATTAGTTCAACATAAGTTCAAGATGGTTCAAGATTTGGTTCAAGATGAAAAACCTTATTTTATGGGAAGGTTCAAGATGGTTCAAGATGAATTATATATTTAATAGTAAAAGTTAAAAAAAAATAAATAAAAAAAAAGATACTTATTAAAAAAAGTCTATAAAAATAATCTTATAATATAGGAATTTATCTTGAACTTCTTGAACTCAAATTAATAAAATCCTTATAAAATAAGGGTTTGTAACGGTTCAAGATTGGTTCAAGATAGTTCAAGATGGTTCAAGATAAAATTAAAAGAAAGGATGATAATATGGCAGGTCATGTAAGGAAGCGAGGAAACAAATGGTATTATTCCTTTGAAGCTTCCAGTGTTGATGGTAAAAGGAAAAGAATTGAAAGGGTTGGTGGTAGAACCAAGAAAGAAGCTGAAGCAGCTTTAAGAATTGCACTTCAAGAATATGAAAATGCAGGATTGCACTTTGAACCAAGTGAAATATCTGTTGC